ATGAAGACTTCAAACGAAAACGAAGAAGAAATGGAAGAACGAGAATGGGTTATCAATGGTTTTAAAACCTTCTCTGCCGTAGCGCAGGAGTATTTTCCCGAATATTCTAACGCTGACACAGCCAGCAAAAGAATGAGAAACGAAATAGAACTCGACAAACTGCTCTTCGACGAATTAAAAGCCGCACACTACGTACACGAAACAACACGTCTAAGTCCGAAGCAACAGCAGATCCTTTTCATGACCTGGGGACCGGAAAAAATAATCCTACGTTAGCGCATCACCCATAAGTAAAGATTTACTGCATCCTGACACCTCCGAAAACACAGAAAAAACGTGTTGAACGAACTATATTATATAGATTATTATATTTTAGTATTTATATATGTTCGGTTGGTGGTTCGCCTACTTTTTTTTCGAGCGTTGCAAACGCATGACAGACAAGCAGTTGAGCCACCTTCAGGGGGTGTTCGTTTGGCTGTTCGATTTTTTGTCAAAAAAAATACTAAAAAGAAAGCCGCATGTTCCCGAACAGAGCCTCTATTTACGGCAAACAGAGGTTCTATTTCTAATAAACAGAGGCTCTGTTTCATCCCAACAGAACCTCTGTTTTTCTATTCATTCCCCCAATCTCATCTTTTACACCCGCGCGGTGTCACACAGAACAACATTATTTCCGTCCTACAGCCCCCAATACAGTCCAAATACCACCATACCGTCCAAAACACCTCCATTCCAGCCAAAAAAGATTTGCACGAACAGCCATTCATACACTACCTTCGCAGCCGCATCCGACAATGTATGCACAATGGGGATAACCCGCAATCAACAACAAGTAAATAAAAATACGCCTCAATGAAACAACTTCCAAACAATCTCCTGCACGAAGGCTACATCCTGATTCCCAAAGCACTGTTAAAACGTCAGATAAACGACAAAGCGCCGGGAGAACTGGAAGCGCTCCTCCAAGTCCTGATACACGCCAACTACTCGGAAACCACGTACAAGATTCAGCAGATCGACATCGTATGCCAACGCGGAGAATCCGTCATCAGCCAGCAACACTGGAGCCAACTCTTCCAATGGAGCCGATCCAAAACCCTCCGCTTCTTTCAAAAAATCCAGGAAGAGGGCATTATCAAGATCATCCCACACCAGAAAGGAATCTTCCACATTCATATCAACAACTATGATTTCTGGACCGGCTGCATCTCTCCGGAAGCCCGCGAAGAAAAAAAGAAAGAAAAATCCGAAGTGTTCGACGTTTTCTGGGATAAATATCATGAAACGATGCAAAAACCCAAACAGTACGTCGCCCGTGCCCGCCGCGAATGGGACAAGCTCACCCAAGAGGAACAGCAGACAGCCATCGACCACATCGAGGAAGTCTACTACCACACCAACGACACACGTTTCATCCCCCTTGCCGCCACCTACCTGAAAGACAAGGCTTTCTTAAACGAATATATAGACTAAAAAACATCGAAAAGAAATGCAACCACACGCCAGCGAACTCGAAGAAGCCATCATTGGAGCCTGCCTGATAGAACAGGAGGCTCTGCCACTCGTAGCCGACAAGCTACGTCCCGAAATGTTCTACGACGATCATCATCAGCTGATCTTCGCCGCCTTGATAGCCATGTATCAGGCAAACAAAAAGATAGATATTCTCACCGTCAAAGAAGAGCTCACCCGTCGCGGAGTGCTCGAAAAGATAGGCGGGCCGTATACCATCGTACAACTAAGCAGCCGGGTAGCTTCCTCCGCCCACATCGAGTATCACGCGCAAATCGTCCACCAGAAATATCTGGCACGCGAAGCCGTAGTCGGCTTCAACAAACTCCTCACCTGCGCCATGGATGAAACAATCGACATTGACGACACCCTCATCGACGCGCACAACCTGCTCGACCGTCTCGAAGGCGAATCCGGACACCACGACCATATACGCTGCATGGACACCCTAATGACCGACACGCTGAAAGAAGCTGAATTGCGTATTGCCAAAAGCGTGAACGGCGTCACCGGCATCCCCACCGGTCTGACCGAACTCGACCAAAAAACGGGCGGTTTGCAGGATAGTGATCTGATAGTGATTGCCGCCCGGCCTTCCGTAGGTAAAACGGCTTTTGCCCTACACCTGGCACGCAGTGCGGCAATGGCGGGCAATGCGGTGGCCGTCTACAGCCTTGAGATGCAAGGGGAACGCCTTGCCGACCGATGGCTGGCAGCAGCAAGCAACATCAATCCTTACCGGTGGAGGAACGGAATACCTACCTCACAAGAGATGGAAAATGCCCACACCGCAGCTTCAGAACTATCGGGACTCCCCATCTACGTGGACGACAGCACTTCTGTCAGCATGGATCACATTCGCTCAAGTGCCCGGCTACTGAAGAGCCGCAATCAGTGTGACGCAATTATTATCGACTACCTGCAACTCTGCGACATGGCTACCAAGCAGGCCAACCGCAACCGCGAACAGGAAGTGGCACAAGCCACCCGGAAAGCCAAGTTGCTGGCCAAGGAGCTGCATATTCCCGTCGTACTGCTTAGTCAGCTGAACCGCGAGTCGGAGAATCGCCCCGGAGGACGTCCGGAACTGGCACACCTGCGCGAGAGCGGAGCTATCGAACAGGATGCAGACGTCGTGATGTTGCTTTACCGACCGGCGATGCAACGCGTCGTCACTGACCGGGAAAGCGGTTACCCGACAGAAGGACTGGGGGTGGTTATCGTTGCCAAGCAGCGTAATGGAGAGACTGGGAATGTATATTTCGGACATAATCCGTCGATGACAAAAATATATGACTATGTTCCGCCATTGGAATATTTGGAAAAACATGCTAAATAAAACAATCTATTGTACAAATAATCAAGACAATTTATCAAAATAGTATTGATACATATCTGGTGCAAAACTTTTTATATTATCAGAGAAAATAAAACCATATTTACTTGACTTCTCCTCTCTTATTTTGTATATTTTTAGTATCAAAAAGAAAACATATAATTATTCACTTAAACCTTAACTTTTCAAATTTATGGATGTATTAGTAGAACGCTATCAGCGCAAAAAGTATGTAAATCAGGAGGATGCTCCGTTACTGTATTACATACGTCAGAAATCGGGCAATGTAAGAGTGATGGACGTTGATACGATGGCTACCGCCATCGAAAGTAAATCGTCACTGACTGCCGGAGATGTGAAACACACCATTGAGGCATTTGTGGAACAGTTGCGTCTGTCGCTCACCCAGGGCGATAAGGTGAAGATTGACGGATTGGGTACGTTCCACATCACGCTGACTAGTGACGGTACGGAGACTATGAAAGATTGTACGGTGCGCAGCATCCGCCGTGTCAATGTCCGCTTTGTTGCCGACAAAGCGTTGAAGCTGATGAATTCGAGCCATACGAGTACACGAAGCGAAAACAACGTGAACTTCGTCCTGGGCGGAAAGGGCGATGGAAGCGATTCCGGAAACGGTGGTTCGGACGATGATTCCGGCAGCGGTTCGGGGGGCAATAAACCGGGCGGTGGAGAAGCACCGGATCCAGCAGCGTAAATAAGCTGCCCGCTCTATCTTCTTTGGCAGAATGAAACTTCATCCTTAGAAAAAACAGTATCACATGGTTTCAGGAACTGATCCATGTATGGTTCCTTGCCATGTGGTTGCTGTTTTTCTGTTTTTCTCTTTCCCGCATTTTCTCATTTTCTTTATTTCTCCATTTTCTTTCATTCTCGTGTTTTTTAGTTTTCCTATTTTTAGTTTCTCTTATTTTTTAATTCTCAATCTTTAATTTTTAATCTTTAATTCAAGAAAGATGTTAGACAAAATCATTGATATTATTACAGCCATCCTCCCTTTTTTCGGAGGTCGCAAAAAACGTCAGCAAATGATGCAGGACGTCAAAGAGTTCAGCGAACTAGTGAAAGAGCAGTATGGCTTCCTTATGAAACAGCTCGAAAAGGTGCTCAAGGATTATTTCGATTTGAGCGACCGTGTGAAGGAAATGCACTCGGAGATTTTTTCATTAAAAGGCAAACTTTCGGAAGCTGTCACTTTACAGTGTGTCAATAAAGAGTGTATTCAGCGCAACAATGGTTCCGAATCTGCATCATCATCCACTTCTTTAATACCTGCCTAACGCATGAGAACTATTAATCTGATTGTCGTGCATTGTTCCGCTACCCGCGAGGATAAATCTTTCACCGAACATGATTTGGACGTTTGTCATCGTCGCCGCGGCTTCAATGGTGTGGGTTATCATTTTTATATTCGTAAGAACGGGGATATTAAGTCTACCCGTCCGTTAGAACGGATCGGTGCGCATAGCCGTGGTTTCAACCGGGAAAGTATCGGTATCTGCTATGAAGGCGGACTGGACTGCATGGGACAGCCGAAAGACACGCGCACTTGTTGGCAGAAACACTCGCTACGGGTTCTTATCCTGACTTTATTAAAGGATTTTCCGGGATGCCGTGTCTGCGGACATCGTGATCTTAGTCCTGATCTTGACGGAGACGGTGAGATTGAACCGGAAGAGTGGATCAAGGCTTGCCCCTGTTTCGAAGCGAGCAAGGAGTGGGATAAAGAATAGGTTTCTTTTTTCATTTACATATTCTATTGTTAGTTGTTATTGGTTAATTGTTATTGGTTATTAATCAAGAAAACCCGGACTTTCGCAAGCACGGGTTTTCTGCATCTTGGGAACGCCTCTTTTACCTATAGGGAAATGGGGGACTAGCAATTTGATTCCAGTACAACAAAAAGACGCTCCGAGAGTAAAAATAAAAAGGAATACCTGTGGGAAATGTGGGAGGCATCCCTCTTTTTAAATAAGAACAAAGATGGAAGGATGGACTTTCACAAGCTGTGTCCTTCGCTTTGTTCTGGGGTAAAAATCTTCACACACAAGTGAAGAATGGGTTTATTTGTTTTTTCTCAATATATAATATATTATGAGATTCTCTATCCTATTAGTCTACCCATTCGGCAACTGTAACAGTCACTACTTTAGCCTCTACCGTTCCCCATGGAGAAGTAGGAATAGCCTTTACTTTGACTGTCATAGCCTTATGATTCTGGGTAGCATTCGGGTTCTTCAATGTAAGCTTGCCGGTTGTGCCGTCCAGAGTAAAGTTATCATTATCTTCACCAGCTACCAATTCAAATGCTACAGTGAAACCAAATATAGTTGCACCGTCAGAGCTGTCATAGGCATCGGAAGCACCAGTAGAAGGCCAAAGCTGACGATCTGAAGCATCTTTCCATACTAATGCGCTTGAGACATCAACACCATTTCCTCTTTCTGTAGCAGAAGATACATCAAATGCCAGCTTGTCTTTATCTTCTGTATCAACCTTGTAATCAAATGTACCGTTCATTTTAGCAGTATTGAATACAACAGGAATTGTTTTGGTAGAAATAACTTTCTCTCCACATTTTGCTTCTACTTTTACGCTAAAGCCAGCAGCATCACCGTTATAAGTTTTCCCTACTGAAAGCGTACCAGAAGTTGCACCAAGAGTTACACCACTAGGAGTGTCACCTACAACAGAGAATTCAAATTTTCCACCAAGAGAGGTGAATGTACCATTACTTCCATTACCAACAAAATCCGTATAGTTAGTGAAGAGTTCTGTCAGATCTCTTTCGGCAGTCACTGCAGTTACTGGACTACTACCTGTTTCCACCAGATTCAATACAGCCTTGGTTCCATCCCAAGCATTTGAGTTAGCCAATGTAAGATCAGCTTCTGCAGGATACTTAATATCTACATCTGTTGATAATACAATACTAATATGACCAGCAGTATTTGTAATCTTGGTAGTCACCTTACCTGTATAAGTGGCACCTGCAGGAACCTCCAATACAAGATTATTACCAGCATTTTTATTAAATTTAATATCCGGAGTTGCCACAACAAGAACGGCAGATGCTGCTACTGCATCAGCTGGAGCAATACGTTCAAATGTACATCCACTGAAATCACTAATACCACCCAAAGCTGTCTTAATCGCATTAATCTTCTCGCCATCCAATGCAAGTTCTTGTTTAGTGCTATGCCAAACAAGTGGAGCATCCGGATCAGCAAGTTCAATAGTTGTTGGAGCTTGTATATCGATCAATGTAACTGTTCCGCTGTAAGTCTTCTGTGTGAATGATTTATCACCTGTTACACCCGCAGGCGCTTTCGCTTTTACAGTAGACGTTGCCTGACATTGATTGCCTAGTGTTCCATCGGCATTGCCTTTTAATACACCAGTCTCGCCATTCATTGTAAAGCTACTTGTACCAGCACCAGTTACATTGAAAGTCACACTGAACAGATTATCTACAGAGATACCGAATTCTTCGGGCTTAGTCTTAGTCAAAGCTTGTCCTTCAGTAGCTCCAGTACCAGCATTGATTGATGATTTCACTGTCATCTTATAATAAGAACCTGTTGCCTTATAATCAATACTTGCATTTTTAGCCACTTCACTTGCAGCTGCATTTACTGATTCCCATTCAACCTCTTCAATATACATATTCTCCTTCACAGCAGCAAAGTAGTCTGAAGTAATATCATTCAAGGTTGTTTCACCTTTATCCTTTACTGTAAGTGCTACCGCATAGCTTTTATCAGCAGTACTGGCATCCAAAGTAACTGCGATTACATTAGGTTCGCCCGTTACAGCTTCTATCTTTTTAATCGCAAAGTGCGTACCAGTTGCACGAGTCAATTGGTGATAGTCGGCAGCAATCAAGTATTTTCCTTCCTCGCCTTTAATCAATTCAGCAACGGCAGATTGCGGTGATACACGGAAATTCACTTTCACTTCGTTAGCATTGAGTACAGGACTCCAATCGGCTGGTTCATTATTAGTACCATACTTCACATAGAAAGTATTGAAGTTAACAGTTCTGTCAGCAGACTCCGGAATGTAAACGATGCTTTGAATCATACCTTTGATAGCTTTGATTTCAGCATCAAGTCTGGATTCAAGGCCTTTTATAACACCGCCAACTTGTTCGGATTCGCTCTTTATAATATCTTTAACCGCCTGGCTAAATGTACCTGTTGCAGGTAATTCGAGTGCTGCCAATTGTTTTTTCGTATCATCAATTTGCTTGATAATATCCGCATAACTCTTATAATCGGCACCCTCTTCAGTACTTACATAAGCATTGATAGCATCTAAAAGATTATCCAGTTGAGTTTGTTTCCCGATGGCTTCTTCACTAAAGAGCTTCTCATAAACATCTTTCACGAATGTTTCCAAAGTCGTTTTCACTCCGTACTGGGCAGTCAGGTAATTGTTAATACCACTCAACTCTGTAGAAATACCTTTCTGAACAGCTTCTGTTACGTATTGAGCAATTTTCCCCCATTTAGAAGTGTCGTCTCCCTCGTGTTGAAGGGCATTTATGATAGCTTGGTTTACATAAGCCCCAAAACTGGTACTTTCGTAAGCACTTGCATCCTTTTTACCAGATGTAATGTATGCCTGTTCTGCTGCAATCAGTTCAGATAATACGGTTTTAACATTCTCAAGTTCTTCAATCTTCTTTTCCAAACCACTGACACCATCCTCACCTTTGAGAATCTTTTGCAGAGTGGTCAGTTGATTTTGAAGATCTGCCAATCTTGTTGCCAAATCTTTAGCTTTATCGCCTGTGGCATCTGCCAAAGCTTGTTCCAGTGCAGCGATTTTTTCTTTCAAAGTTTTTTCACCATCCGGATTTTCCACAAGTGCGCTCAAGTCATTCAGTTGTGTCTGCAAATCCTGTTTTGCCTTTTCAACTGCGTTCTTCATGTCTTCTGTACTTACCGGACTGGTTGATGTGATTTTATCGACCTGCTCCTGCAAGCCTTTAATATCATCATCGTAGTCCTTACAGCTTGTCACCACTGTACTGACTGTAAGCGTCAATGCCCCGAAAAGCATTACCCTAACAAAATTTTTCTTCATAACTACTTAAAAATTACATTAATAATATATTATTAAACACTAAGTTTCAATAATAGCCACCCGTTACTTTGTAGGTAACGGAGAAACCTTTGTGCCTGCTCTTCGGGAGTAGTCAATACTGAAAAATGATACGATAAGCAATGAAACTTTTTTACCCCTGCTTCTGAAAGGCAGTAGAGGGAAGGAGATCTTTTGCAAAAATTTAGAAGTTAACAAAGCCCTAATACAAAGAATCCGCTTGTTTTATTTGGTTAATTCCTGTTTTGAGTAGTTTATTAGAAAAAATGTATGATTTCGTTTGGTTGTTTTAAGAAATATGCTCATATTTGCACCGATATTTACTCCCGTTACCTACAAAGTAACAGAGTAATTTTCAAGCGCTTACACCTACAACAGAGCGTTTCACAAAGTCAAAAACTTGTCTATTTGCTTCATCAATTTTCTTACTCCGGAAAGGTTTCAGATAAGTCTCCGTCACAGTGATAGACGAATGTCCCATCGCTTCGGAAATAATGCCCGGATGGATTTCACAATAATAAGCTGTCGTAGCCCAGGTATGGCGGGATATATAGAATATAAAAACAAAACACAAGAAAAATGCAATTATTGCACAATATATCAATGTATATCAGGTTTTTATAAAAAGAATGTAGAATTGCATTTATTGTTGATTTTAGCCATCGATAGTCTTATTTACAGTTTTTATGTTACTATTTTGTTGTGCAAAAAAGCACCTGTTTTCGATTAAAATCACTATCTTTGTAGAAGAAGAAAATAAGCAATTCAAGTATATGGCTCGTACCAAGAAAATAGAATCAACCCCTGTACGCATCCGGTTCAAGGAACTGGAAAATGGAAACAAGTCTATCTATCTCGATATTTACTACGAGAAGAAGAGGCGGTATGAGTTTCTGAAATTGTACCTTATCCCAGAGAATTCCTCGGAAGCAAGAAAGCAAAACAAGCATACAATGAAAGCTGCTGATGCAATAAGGGCACAACGTATTCTTGAAATATCGAACAACAGAACACCCGTAACCATTTCAGAAAAGGCAAAGGTTTTACTGGTTGATTGGGTAAACGAGTATAAGAACAGAAGTATTCAACAAGGAAAGACATCATCAGAAAACCATGTGCATTCAGCCTTAAAACAATTGCGGAAATACAATGCCAAAGCTCGTTTGTGCGATGTGGATAAGGATTTCTTGGATGGCTTTGTTGAATTTATGAAAGGGCAAAAAGCAAGACGTACCAAAGCTCCTTTTGCCAAAAAGACCATATCCAATTATCTTGGGGTTATCATTACAGCCTTGAATATGGCAGTTGATGATGATGTGTTGTCTGTAAATCCCGGATTGGCTATTGACAGGAAAGCCATTTGCGGTGAAGAAACTCCACGCGAGTATCTGACTATTGATGAAGTCCGCAAGCTCATAGAGGCGGATGCACCAAGAGCAGATGTGAAAATTGCATTTTTGTTTTCCTGTTTCTGTGGATTACGGTTAAGTGATGTCCGTGCCTTGCAATGGAAAAAAATCATTGAAGATAACGGGAATATTCATATGGAGTTGCGACAAAAGAAAACTGGTCGGATGCTGTACTTGCCACTCAACAAGCAAGCGCAAGCCTATCTGCCTCACACTAAGAGAAGTGCTGAAGATTATGTATTTTCTCTGCCTTGCACTTCTACCATTGATTTACAGTTGAAGAAGTGGGCCAAAAATGCAGGAATCAATAAAAAACTGACCTATCACATGAGTCGGCATACTTTTGCAACAATGGAGCTTACCATGGGGGCAGATTTATACACAACTAGTCAGTTACTTGGTCATGCCGATGTGGAAACAACACAAGTTTATGCGAAAATCATAGATGCTAAAAAAGAAGCCGCTGTATTACTAATAGATTCTCTATTCTAATATTTATAGTCAAACAGAAATATATTGCAAATTTTGCATGTCGCAATTATCTGTGTATCAGTCATAGCAGAAAGAAATTTTTCGTAATTCAATTCTGTTTGACCACAACAATCTTATTTCTATTTTTAAATTATACAGTATGTATTGTTTAATTAAAAATACTGTGTATATTTGCATTTTGTAGAAACAGCCTCTTTATGTCTGTTTCTCAGAAAGCTATGTTATCCATTATTGTATAGTAACATTAATCAAGATAACAAAATGCAATTAATCTTTTCATGAATAATAGTACAACAAAGGTATATGGCACGTACGAAAAAGCAAGTTAAAGTAAAGGAACCTGTCCGTTTACGTTTTAATGAACTCAAAGATGGCAGGAAGTCCATCTATTTGGATATTTACTACAATGGCCGGAGAACTTACCAGTCATTGAAACTCTATCTTGTACCAGAAACGGATGTGTCGGCGCAAATCCAAAATGCCAACACACTCGCAATAGCCAATGCCATTAAGACCGAAAAAATTTTGGACCTGACCAACAAGATAGCAGGTATCACAGACCGTTCGTATAAAGCGAATATGCTTTTCACGGACTGGATGAAAGTTTATCGGCAAGATGTGGAAAAACGGGCTTCGGCATCTGCACTTATTTGGGTAGATCGGGTAACTAATGAATTGGAGAAGTACGACAACAGTGTTACCCTTGCAGAAATAGATAGGGATTATATTATGAGATTTCTCAGCCATTTACTAGATAGACCTGCACTCACACGTGACCATAACCAACTGGCCAAAAATACGGTTTTCCTCTACCTCGCTTATATACGGGCTGCACTGAATTATGCAGTTAAGGAGAACCTGCTCCAGTCAAGCCCATTCAAGAAAATCAAACGGGATATGCTTTCAGATTCGGAAGCCAAACGTGAATATCTTACAGTAGAGGAAGTAAAACGCCTTATTGCAACTCCTTGCCGCCGGGATGATATGAAGGCTGCATTCTTGTTTTCCTGTTTCTGCGGTTTGCGCATCATGGACATCAAAAACTTGTGTTGGAAACATATCAGTAAAAACGGGAATAGGTGGCAGGTAGAGATACGCCAGTATAAAACCGGCGCATTGTTGTATTTGCCATTGAACATGAATGCCCGGAAATGGATGCCGGAACAAGGGGATGCTTCTTCTGAAGACCGTGTATTTCCCAAGTTGAGTATTTGGTATAAAAGCATACTTCGCGATTGGGCCACAGATGCCGGAATAGAAAAAAAATTCTCATTCCACGTGGCGAGGCATACGTTCGCAACGCTGGCCTTGACCGCAGGGGTTGACATCTATACGACAAGTCAATTATTGGGTCATGCCAATATCAGACACACTCAGAGGTACGCACAAATCATCAATTCTAAGAAAGACCATGCCGTCTCCCTTTTGGATGACGCATTTATCCAATAACTTAAAACAATAGATTTATGAAGCGTAACCGTAGAAATGATTGCCTTTTTTTAAAACAAGAGATTGGCAAACAAACCGCACAAAAGTGTCGGAAATGAACGTGATGAACTTTTTGCCTTGCTGAAGGAAGCCTCTTTTACTTATCGGAAGGAAGTTATCGGTGAGAGTAAATTGTATGAACTGTATGTGGAGGATTTTCTGAACGGTCATTATTATAGTGACCACCGGGATGCCGCCGGGAAAAACCGACATTGGAAAAACATCGGTATTCTCAGAGGAATACTGACAAAACGTAAAGACCTTGTGGAGCAATTCTTCTCCAATATACTTTTTGCTCCTAACCGCATGGATGAGTTGCTTCGTCTGTTCAACACGACGAAAGCATCCTCCGGTCTGAAAGAAGAACCGGATAAGCCACGCCCTGAAACGAACCTTCCTGCCTTGTCTTTGGGTAGCTTTTTGAATGACAATCAACTGAGCCTCATTGCGCATTGTGCTAATGAGGCTCAACTTTTCACTACCCCTGTGAATGCAGGCATATTGCGTTCTCTTTTGGAAGGCACGTTGCATCAGCCGTTGAAGTCTGCCAATAACCGGTTGGTAGCTTTTTTTTTCGACCGGTTATGTCACCACCGTCTCATTCTCGGACGTTGGGAACATCTGTTGGAACAGGCCGGTTCCATATTGGGTTCCAGAGACGGCCGTCCGCTCAAACACGGCCAGTATTCCAGTGCACTTAGTCTTGCCAAGAGCAATCCAAACAGTATGCAGGAGGTAATCAGCCAATGCGTACAAGCTGTCAGAGAAATGACAGAAAGAAACACAACGGATAACAAGTGACACAGAAAAGGATAACAGTTCGGATAACACTTCCGAACTGTTACTCTTCTTTTTACAAGCATTGAAAAACACATATCTACCTTTGCCCCGAAGCGATAAAGTTTCGGGGTATCACTCCCCCCATGTCTAACTCAAAAAAGAATACGAAATGAACCAACAAGAAGAAAGAAACTGTGTAGCGGTGTCCTGTTCATCGTGTTTCCTGAAGCTTAGTATGCTCCAGAAACAAACGGAGAAGATTGAAAATATGCTGTTTTGCATCAAGAAAACACTCAATTTCAAAGAAGCCTGCCTGTATATGGGGCTGTCAAAAAGCCAGTTGTACAAACTTGCCAAGAACGGGCATATCCCTCACTACAGACCGTCCGGCAAACTGCTATATTTTAACAAGCAGGAATTGGACGAATGGCTCTGCCGAAACCAGGTGGAAGAAACCGAAAAAAGCAGTCCAAAGGAGATGCCGGACAACATGAATGAATATGTTGAACCCAATAAACAATTTGCATCATGACAGAAACCGGATTCCTTGAAACACTTAAACGGGTAGAAGATGTGGCCGTCATTCTAACCCGAATGGAAGATATAAACGTAGTATTAGGCAAGATAACTACCATCGAAGCCTTCATTGACCGTTTTGGGACACTTGAAGCCTTGATTGAGCGTTTTGAAAGTGTAGAGAATCAGCTTTATTACTTGAAAGATATGCTGAACATTGATGAAGCCGCCAAATACCTGAATATCTCCAAAGGGCATATGTACCGGCTTACCTCCAACCGTGACATATCCTATACCAAGCCGAATGGCAAGAACATCTTCTTTGAAAGAAAGGAACTGGACGAATGGAAACGGCGCAACCCGGTTCCTTCACAAAGAGAACTGGAGAGGCAGGTGGCGATAATGACCGTCCATGACCACACCGATAAGTCTAACCATAAAAAGAAAGGGAGAAGACCATGACACCGACCAACCTGCTCCAGATAGGAAACGACATTGACCGTTCGGTTTATGAACAGATATTGCAATTCATCCGTCTGCGTGTTACCGAAACATACGCCTTTCCACCGGAAATCGTGCGTGTCGATGACATCACCATTGCAACGCTCGGAAATTTCAGTGCCTCAGTGGGAAAGCCCAAGAGCAAAAAGACCTTCAACATCACAGCTATCGTGGCTTCGGCCTTATCGGGCAAAAACGTATTGCGCTACAATGCGCATTTGCCGGAGGGTAAACACAAGGTGCTTTATGTAGATACGGAACAGAGCAAATGCCACTGCCACAAGGTGCTGGAACGCATCCTACGGCTGGCCGGGCTGCCTACTGACTGTGAAGCGGACAACCTTGAATTTTTCATGCTGCGGGAATACAGCCCCAAACAACGCCGACAGATTATCAACCATGCGTTGGCTTCCGACCCAGGTATCGGCTTTGTCGTCATTGACGGTATCCGTGACCTCCTGTATGACATCAACAGCCCCAGTGAGTCCGTTGATTTGATAAACGACCTCATGCGCTGGTCAAGTATGCACGACCTCCATATTCATACAGTATTACATCTGAACAAGGGAGATGACAATACAAGAGGGCATATCGGCACGGAACTGAACAACAAGGCGGAAACCATTCTGCAAATCACCAAGAGCCAGTTTGACGGTAATATCAGTGAAGTAAAAGCCATGCACATTCGTGAAAAGGAGTTTGAGCCGTTCGCTTTCCGCATCAATAACGATGCCTTGCCTGAACTGGTGGGAGAATACTCGTTTACACAAGAGCGTAAGGGCTTCTGCGAATCCATTTCCGATGCACAACACGCCCAGGCTCTCAGGCTGGCATTCAGCGAGGGGGACATAACCGGATACAGGCCGCTTATCAAAGCGCTCCAACAGGGATATATCGAAATCGGCTTCAAGCGTGGCCGGAACATCTGCATTGAACTGAACAAGTACCTGATGGGACGTGGCATTATCGTGAAACAGGATAAGAGCTACCATTACAATCCGAAGGTGCTGGAGTATAGCGGCTGTACCTCCGATAAAGAGGTTTAGTTTAACGTCGGTGTATATATAAGATAAACTTTATTAAACCCGAATAGAAACACAAAAGTTATTATGAACATAGCCCAGACCAAACAAATAGATATTGTGGACTTCTTGAAAGCAATCGGTTGTTTCCCTGCAAGGGAAACCGCTTGTGCGGCATGGTTCCGTGCCCCGTATAGGGAAGATATGACACCTTCATTCAAAGTCAATAAAAATCGGAATATCTGGTATGATTTCGATGCGCCCATATAGGCTACACAATAAATATCTCTATGGCAAGAGATTAGGTTAGAGTTCAACAGACCTATCCTCAACGACTTAGCTGGAGGAGAAATCCAAAGGTGACAAAAGCATGTCGGTAAAGTCATTAGTCAGCTAAATACCAAGCTGCGACTGCATGGCGAGAGGAAAAGACAGACACAAGGATGAAGCCTGATTGGTTGAACGATAGTTCTGCTGCACACGTACCAGCCCCGACGAAAGGTATTTGATTCACGTCGGGCTGAAGCATCCCATGTAAACCGAAATTACAATGGAGCAGGAGCTGGCTTCAGAGCAACCACAATAAGTGGAATAGGAACGTAAGTCGCATCCGACAGTCTGCCGAGCCAAACAGTTATTGTGAAAGCAAATGGGGATTCCCTAAATCAGAATGCCGTAAGGCTATGGGCATAGGACCCTGAATATCTGACATGGGAACGGAGCTTCCGTAGTAGTCCGAGCAAGGGAAAGCCTTGTACATGGCGAAGGGAAGCAGTTAGATAACTTAATACAAATAATGGAAAATGTGTGAGACATTATGAGAAGTCCTGAGCAAGTATTAAAAGCTTTAAACAAGCATGGTAAAGTTTCGGATTACAAGTTCGAAAGGCTGTACCGTATCTTATTCAATGAGGAGATGTTTCATGTTGCTTACCAGCGTATTTACGCCAAACCAGGCAATATGACACCCGGTACGGATGGGAAAACCATCAATCGGATGAGTCTTCAAAGAATAAACAAAGTCATTGCATCTTTGAGAGATGAGTCTTACAAGCCTAATCCGGCAAAAAGGATATACATACCCAAGAAAAACGGTAAGAAAAGACCGCTTGGAATTCCTTCCTTTGAGGACAAACTTGTACAGGAGGTGGTGCGCATGATTCTTGAAGCCGTCTATGAAGAGGTGTTTGCAAACACCTCACATGGATTCAGACCAAACAGAAGCTGCCATACCGCATTGACCCATATCCAAAAGACATTTACAGGTACAAAATGGTTTGTGGAAGGAGACATTAAAGGATTCTTCGACAACATAGACCACAATGTATTGATTGCAACTTTGCGGAAACGGATTGCCGATGATAGATTTCTAAGGCTTATCCGCAAGTTGTTGAATGCGGGATATATTGAAGACTGGAAGTTTCATAATACAAACAAGGGAACTCCACAAGGCGGTAATATCAGTCCTATACTGGCAAACATTTATCTTGATAATTTTGACAAGTATATGGAAGAATACGCCCTACGCTTCAATAAGGGAAAAGAAAGACACATCACCAAAGAATACAAGCAACTTAGCGATAAGATGCAACGCATCCTTAAAAGCATCAAGAACATACAGGATGCAGATGTCAGATTACAGCTTAGGGATGAGTATGAGAAACTGAGACGTGAAAGGCAAAAGATTGAGAGCAGAGACAGTATGGATGAAACATACAGAAGGCTTCGATACGTAAGATACGCAGATGATTTCCTCATTGGTGTTATCGGAAGCAAGGCAGAGTGCGTTAAAATCAAGTCGGACATTACCAAGTATATGGAAGAAAACCTCAAGCTGGAACTGTCACAGGAAAAGACATTGATAACAAACGCACAAAAGCCCGCGAAATTTCTTGGCTTCGATGTTTCAGTCCGTAAGTCTGATGCTATCAAGCGGGACAAGAACAATGTGCCAGCCCGTTATTACAACGGTAAGATAGTCCTAAAGGTCGCCATAGAAACGGTGCGGAACAAACTGGAAGAATACAGCGCCATCAGATACAAGGTAGAAAATGGCCGACAAGTTTGGTTTGCAAAGTTCAGAGGCAATCTTATGAAGAAGAAAATCGAGGACATAGTGGCGGCATATAACTCTGAAATCAGAGGGTTCTACAACTACTACTGCATTGCCAACAACGTGGCATACGCGCTCTCAAAGTTTGGATACATCATGGAGTACAGTATGTACCATACCATTGCAGGAAAAAACAATAGCACTGTAAGCAAAGTCATTGACAAATATAAGGTTGGGAATGACATTATAGTGCCATATCAGGATGCAAAAGGTAAATTACGGTACAGGAAATTCTATAATGAGGGATTCAAACGTAAACCACCAATGTACTATACGGAGGTAAACGACTTATCCTACACAATCGCAATTCCACAGCCGACACTTACTGAGCGATTGGATGCGAGAACATGTGAATTATGTGGAAAAGTCGGACCTGTAGTCATGCGTCATGTCAGAAAGCTAAATCAGCTTAAAGGAAAAACTGAATGCGACAGGCTGATGCTTGAAAAGCATAGGAAGACATTGGTTGTCTGTGAAAAGTGTTATGCCAAAATACACAGCCATGCTAAATAAAGTCATGTTATCAACGGAGAGCCGTATGCGTGGAGACATGCAAGTACGGTTTGGGGGCAGGTACGGGAAAACCTACTGCCGAAAGGCAGTAAGGCGTTCTGTACCGAGCCTACGACTTGCCCGAAGTGGCGACATCATAGACTTGGGTATTCTTATCTATCGTACCAATGATATATCCCGTGTACTGAAACTGATAGAAAACGCCACTCCGGGAGTACCTGTCAAGGCAAGAACGTTCCTGCCCTCTTCTGAGGAAAGGAATGAAACCTTGCGGAACATCCAAATCGGTGCGCTGACTTCGGTAGCCTTGAAGTCCTATCTGGCTTCACGGGGCATTGATATGGAAATCGGAATCAGGGAATGCAGGGAAATACACTATACCTGCCGTGGAAGAGCCTACTTCGCTATCGGTTTTCCTAATATAGCCGGTGGATATGAAATGCGCAGTCCGTACTACAAAGGGTGCATTGCACCTAAAGACATATCAGTGACCAACACCACAAAGACCACTTTGGCATGTTGCCTGTTTGAAGGCTTTATGGACTTTCTTTCTTATTTGACACTAGTAAAACAAGGAAAGTTGCTACCTCCATGCAGACAGCCGGATTTAATTGTGCTGAACTCGGTGAACAACCTGTCCAAAACTCTGTCCCGCTTGAAAGCATACAAGAAAATCTATTGCTTCCTCGACAATGACGATGCCGGACGAAAGGCGGTGGATCTGCTTCGGGAAATGAATACGGCTACGGTATATAATATGATGGAGGCGTTTTCTTATTATAAGGATGTCAATGACCTGTTGCGCGATAAGAAAAGGATGCCGTGAATTGACTTTAAACAAAAGAATCATATCCTACACAAGTTTATGTGCTGGATATTTTGTATTTTTGCCTAACAATTAGAACAATGGAACAAGAACGATTTAAAGAAATACTGGAAATAGGAGAAACCATTCGGGTGGAGTTTAAACGCTGTGGAAATGGCATTGAAAGCGATACCTATGAAACGGTATGCTCTTTTCTCAACCGTTTTGGCGGTGATATATTTTTAGGCGTGACGGATTCCGGTCGTGTTGTCGGCGTACCTGAAAATTCCGTATCTTCAATGATTAAGAATTTTATCAGTTGTGTCAGCAATTCGGATTTGATAACTCCTACTGTTTATTTGGAGCCCAGACCGCTTCTCTATGAGGGTAAAACCGTGATACACATTCATGTCAATCCAAGTGCAGAAGTCCATTCCTATAAAAAGGAGATATTCGACCGGGTGGATGATGCGGACGTACACGTGACCAGCACCTCACAAATAGCGATGATGTATATCCGTAAGCAAAGTATCTTTACAGAACGGAAGGTATTTCCATATATAAAAGTGGAAGATTTGCGACTCGACCTTTTGCCGACTATCAGACAAATGGCTGCTAATTCCGCTAACGGTCGGCATATTTGGCAAAAGACGGATGATATGGAGTTGTTACGCTCTGCCGGTCTGTTCGGTACGAATCATGAGACAGGAAAGCATGGACTGAATCTTGCAGCTGTATTACTGTTAGGTCGTGACGACGTTATAAAAGATGTGGCACCGGCTTATGAAACGGATGCTTTGCTTCGCCGAATCAATATAGACCGGTATGACGACAGGGAGATTGTATGTACCAACCTTGTGGAAAGCTATGATCTGTTGATGGAATTTGCCCAAAAACATTTGCCGGATCCGTTTTATCTTGAAAATGAACAACGGATAAGCCTGCGTGGAGTAATATGCAGGGAAATGGTATCAAACATACTCATCCATAGAGAATTTTCAAGTTCTTATCCTGCCAAATTCGTTATTGAGAATAACCGTATATACACGGAAAATGCTAACCGTGCCTCGTGGTCGGGTGAGATAACCCCGGAAAATTTTGAGCCGAATCCCAAAAATCCAATCATCGCCTCCTTTTTCCGCAATATCGGATTGGCCGACAAACTCGGTTCCGGTGTGCGTAATATTTTCAAATACGCCAAGTATTATCAAGGTGGGCATCCCCATTTTTTTGAACAGGATATTTTCCGTACAAGTGTTGAGTTTGAAAGTGAGACTATAAAAGTGGCAGATGCGACTATAAATGCGACTATAAGTGATGCTGATGCGACTATAAACGCGACTATAAGTGAAGAGGATTTGCAGATGTTGAGACTTATTCAAGCCAAGCCTGACATCACCTATACGGAATTGTCCGAACAGTTGAATTTGCATCGTGCTACGGTTGCCAGACGTATCAAGAGCCTTGCGGAAAAAAGAGTCATATCGAGAATCGGTGCCAGAAAAACAGGTGCATGGAAAATTAATATTTCTTTATAAAACAGGAATATATAAAATGGAAGAAGGTATCTACTCTGATACCTTCTTTCATGTATATTAATCTGTTATCTCACAAAAATAATCCAACTCGTCGCCTTTTAGATTCTCCATTGCATATTGTTCGGTCTGTTCCCAAAGTTTTTCATACAGTTCTGAAAATTGTGGTTTTGTTTCATGGTGTTGCCATACTTTATGGTTGAGTACCAATGTTAGCTCCGTGAGATACTTACAATTATCTTTCCATTCTTCAAACGCACGGTTGAAGGTGTCCTGAATACCTGCAAGTCCAAAATGGTCGGCTATCGTAAAATCGTTCCAGAAGGTGGTCTGCAACTCGTAGTCGTTTTCTTTCATAAATTCTCTGAATGTCATGTCATTTCAATTTTAGGATTTTATTATTAATCCCCTGCCGCAATTGAAGTGCAGGGGAATTTCTTCAATACCGGTATCAAGCCGATAGCAGTATGGGCATAATCAATGCTACGGTTTCCATCTGGTCATCGTCGGTTACAGGGGTGATAACACCTGCACGTTCTTGCGTGCTTAACTTGAACTGTACCTCTTTGGTGGTGATATTTTCCAGCGTTTGTTTCAAAAACTCCGCTTTGAAGCCGATGCGCAAATTGCCGCCTTGATAGGCACAAAATACCGTTTCTTCAGCATGGGTGGAACAATCAATATCCTTTCCCGAAAGCACCAACGACAATCCCGAAAAGTTCATGGCCACCTCGCAACGTGCCTTGTCCGCAAATACGCTTACCCGTCTGACGGCCGCCAACAGTTCGTTTTTGTCGAGAATGGCGTTTTTGTCACTATCCGTGGGGATAACGGCATTGTAGTTGGGGTATCTTCCCTCTATCAGCCGTGTGCGGAAATAGTCTGTTTCTGTTTGGAAGGCCATTTCACGGTCAGTAATGAATACCTGCACTTTCTCATCTGACTTACTTGTCATACTGCGCACAATCTTTGCAGCTCTTGAATGTAACAGGAAATTGTACTCTTGTCCGTCATCCTCAACCTTGTAAATGTTCCGTACCAACATGGAGCCATTGGTAGCGGCACATTGCAATTCATCGCCCTTCTTAGTGAAATAGATGCCGCAAAATATAGGACGAAGGTCATCGTTGCCAACGGCATATAAAGATTTGCCGATACTATCATTCAAGACAGATGCTTCGATAGTGGCCTTCACGTTTTTCTCCATTGTGCCAGGAAGGACGTAATCCTTTGCCGGAAATCCCACCATGTCGAACTGGCCGTTGTTGTAGCGGATAACTACCGACAAATTTTCCTCGTCCGCTTCAAAAGTGACAGGCTGGTCTCCTAAATTCTTCAACGAATCAAGCAAAAAACTCGCTGTGACACATATACTTTCGCTGTGTCCGTTAGCTCCGTCCATATCTATGACAGGGAGCGTGCTGCATCGGCTACAATCCATGTCGGATGCCGTTATTCTCAATACACCGTCTTTGAGTTCCAATAGGAACGTGGAATAGATAGGCAATGCCACCTTACTGATCATTACTTTTGCCAATGCAATTAACTTGGCGTTCAATTCTGTTGCTGAAATTGTGAACTTCATAACTGATTTGATTTATTTCCCTATCATCGGGAGCCTTTGCCCCTTATTGTGAGGAAGTTATTTATGGTGCTCCGACTTGGCAGGTGCGTATGGCACAAACTTTTTGGTTGAAATACGCTTTTTACGCGTGTGGAAAAAGGAAGATTTCAATCACTGGGGCACTGATTATCCGAAAATCCGCTGCCTCCCGCCCTAAAAGTTTGGAGCAATCAAAGCAAGCCTGCCGGAACTTTGCGCCAGAAATGCCTCCGCCCAATGAGGGCATAGATGTGTATGATTCATATCTCCTTGTATATAAATGGTAGAGAGCGGAATACCTGTAATTGTGGTATCGGAGTATGATTGACAGTCTGATTTTTCACTGCAATCATAAACCCGGTTAAAAAAGGAGGCTTTGTTGCTTTGTCTTTCATCGTGTACCTCTATTTCATTATTCCTTTGCGGCATCAATCGAACAATCAACGCATAAACACAATACGAAATGAGTCCATTTTTGACATTTGCCATTTGCCTGAGCATCGCCTACCTCCTTTACTACGGTGCCAACATCGGCAAGGATTTATACGCTACCGGAAAGCAACTTACTTCCAACGAGGAAGTGTTTGAGATTGAAGACGTTCCAGTTGAAACCACCGTCTCTGTGAATGAACAGGGAGACGGCTTTTTTATTGGCGATGCCGAACCGGAAGAACCTGCGGAAGTGCTTGACCCGGAAAAGGAAAGCGAAAAGAAAGAAACTGCCGAGACAGAGAGACGCATTGCTTCGCTGCAAGAGAATCTGGATGAAGCGGACGTAACGAGCGAATACGGCATCAAAGCCCCAGAACTCCATGAGTTACTGGAAGGCAAGAAAGCTTCGCTGTTCAAACCCGAAATCAATGTCATCCGAAATGTATTGTAAGAAGATTATCCGTTATAGCCTGCCGGTGTCGTGCCTCCTTTCGGCGCAGTCCGTTTTCGCCAAATGTGGCGGCGTGGATTACAGTTGGGGAGCCGATGCGCTGGCACTGATGCACGACTATGTAGTGACCATGATGCTCTATGTGCTGTATTTGACCTATGCCATTGCTGCACTTGTTACTATTTACGCCAGCCTACAAATCTTCATCAAGATGAATGCCGGTGAGGAAGGTATCGTCAAGGAGATACTCATGGTTGTGGGAGCCTGTATGTTCATGATTGGAGCCTCTATCGTGTTCCCAGCTTTCTTCGGCTATCAAGTTTAAAAAATACTCATCTGCGCAGAGAGTACCATAATGTCTAATTAAAAACAAGAACGAATGTTGCAAAAAATTAAGAAAATGATGAAGGGCATCTGCTCTTCCGAAAGAATCAAGATGCTTTCATTTATGCTGCTGGTCGGAACGGTGACAGCTTTCGCCCAGAACGCGGCCGGTGACTACTCCGCCGGAACGACCGCCCTCGGCACGGTGACGGACGAAATCGCCAAGTACGTGCCGTATGTAGTGAAACTGTGTTACGCCATTGCCGGCATTGTGGCCGTTGTGGGAGCAATCAGCGTGTATATCAAAATGAACAACGAGGAACAGGACGTGAAGAAGTCTATCATGATGATTGTAGGAGCTTGTATCTTCCTGGTAGCTGCTGCACAGGCACTTCCGTTGTTTTTCGGTATCTCCGCTTAACGGCGCATGGGAACCCAAACGGACAACAGCCGCTACACGGGGTACCCACTGTTCAAGGGGCTTCAACGGCCTCTTGAACTGATGGGACTTCAGGGGCGGTACATCTATTGGGCGGCCGGAGCTGTCGGCGGGGCCATTCTCGGCTTTATCCTTGCCTACTGCCTGATAGGTTTCCTCGCCGGACTGCTCACTTTGGTGGCCTCTCTCGCCGTGGGTGCCGGATTTATCCTGCTGAAACAGCGCAAAGGGCTGCACAGCAAGAAGAACGATAAAGGAGTATTCATCTATGCTTATTCAAAAAGGAAATGACAATAACCGTAGTTTGTAGAAAAAGTAAAATTGCTTGGCTGTTTCTTCCATGTGTCCTACTGCTCGCATCCTGTGGAAAACGACAGGTAACGAAATCCGCCACGGTAGAAGCGCAACAGACAGCCGGTAAAATTCGGCAAGGCTGGGCTACAGCCTGCCGTCCGTTGACAATCACTTCAGAGGGAATGGAAACAGGACTGCCGGACATCGGGGTGTATATGCATCTTGCGGACGCCACAGACACGGAACGGAACGCCTTTTACGGAGTGCCGTTCATTTATGATAACGGGCGTTATGTGGCGCAGAAACATCATACCGTGACCGCTGACACGCTTGCCGCCATCTATGCCTGTTTCCCTTATCGGCAAGGACTTGCCGCAGATGATAGTCTTGTACTGGCTGCTCCTTTCGGGGAAAACCTGTACGCTGTGGAAACGGCCCGGCATATCGGCAAGGAGATTTCCGTGGAAATGGATTGGCGCAGTTCAATGGTGCTACTCTGCATCGGATGCGAGAGTGACCGGTTGCAAGAGCGGCTGGATGAACTTACGCTTACGGGGGAGAACCTTTGCGGACAGGCTGTCTATCAGCCTTACTTGGGTAAATGGAGACCTGTGGGCAAAGGAGGCACGTTGAACGCCACGGATGCGGACTGCCTGTTGAACAATGGCCGGAAACATGACTTTTATCTGGTGCCTACCGATACGGAAGGCGCGGTGACGATTGCCGCCACCATTGACGGACACCCATACGCCGTGCGGACAACATTGCCTCCCATGCAAGCAGGAAGCCTTGTAAGGCTAAACCTGCGCAAAGGCAAGGAAGGATTGGCGGTGAATGGCAGTTGGGTGGAAACCCGGCGCAAGCTCCGCTACCAGCCTGTGCAGCGTGTGGATTCCGTGGAAGTGGGTCACTACCTGCAAAAAGACGGTGGGATATGTCCTCAACGTGACAGCAATTCAATTGCCATGGTAGTGGAAACGGACGGGAGGCACGGCAAAGCGGTGGCGTTGCGCGACAGCGAGGGTCGGTATTGCTATTCGGGAAAAGTTTTGACTTCCGGTAAAACTTTCCAGACCATTGATGGTAAACGTAAAGAGGGAGTCGTCAATCCCAGGCAAACGGATGAAATCATCGATGAGAACAAACTCATCTTTACTTCGGGAATGCCCTACGGTGAGCAATGCGCCTTCAGCTATGCAGACGGTGCCGATCTTACCCAAAGGCTGATTGACAAGTACCGTCAAACGGAGCATGCCTACCGAAGGAACGGGAGGCTGCTCGCCAGGAAAGAAATGCTTGCTGAAGTGGAGCAGCATCCGGGAAGCTATGTGCCGTCACTTGCGGAACTGGCACAGCTCTATCATCACCGGCAACTCGGAGAAACAGTCGGCTGTGAACCGATGCGAGGAGAATACCTGACCGTCAGCGAGAGTTCGGACAAGACCTTTTATCTGATTGACATGGAGAACGGTATTGTGACCGGAACCTTGTCAAAACAATATGCCAGCTTACGGCTGCGGTTATTTTATCTATTTTGATTCACCTAAAAAACAACACAAATGAACAATCTGGTAATATACAACGAAGCGGAAATCAACTCAGTGGAAATCTGCGTGCTTCCACCTTTATTCAAAGTAAAGGTAGTTATGGACTCCGATACCGATGCCACTGTGACGATTACAGACATTAACGGTGCAGAGGATTTTGCATCCGTGTGCATTGAAACGAACCGGAAGGAGCTTTCCGATGTACAGTTCACCGACAAGGAAAGGCTGTATATCGGTCGGGAGGTGGCACGCTGTATTGCGGCAGACATCGCCCTGTTTGTGGGACATGGCATTGTGCCTTATGAGTGCTACGATGAGCATCCTACGTTTGACCTGTTCAAGTTTTCGGATAAATGGGAGAATGATTTAGCTTTCGGAATCCGAAAGGTTTATTTCGCCCGATGTGACGGAAGCCAAAAACAATAACGCCCATGACGATTTATATTCTACTGATTCTTGCGGCTGTAGGCACGGGTATGGCCATATCGGTATATGCCTTTGGCACAGGAGGAAAGCGCAAGCGCATCTTCCAAGACATTTACTTCTCCGTGGAAGACAACGAGGGTGTCGGCGTGGTATATACCAAAAACGGAGAGTATGCGGCTATCCTGCGCATGGAGAACCCGGTGGATAAATACTCCGCTGACATAGACGGGTACTATGAATACACCCGGCTGTTCACCGCCATTGCCCAAACACTCGGCGAAGGGTATGCGCTGCACAAGCAGGACATATTCGTGCGCAAACCGTTCTGTGATGAGAGCGAAAGCAAGCGCGAATACCTGTCCGAATCCTACTTCCATTACTTCAATGGCAGGGAATATACGGACAGCCAGACCTATCTGACCGTGACGCAGGAAGCGCAAAAGAGCCGCCTTTTCTCTTTTGACGGCAGAAAGTGGCGTGACTTCCTGGTGAAAATCCGCAAAGTGCAAGACCAATTGAAGGATGCCGGTGTACGTGCCGAATTTCTGACAAAGGAAGATGCCAGCGAGTATATCGACCGCTATTTTGCCATGGATTTTACCCACAAGACACTCTCAATGAACAATTTCAAGGTGGATGAGGAATGTGTGCGCATGGGTGACCGGAAATGCAAAATATTCTCACTTGTGGACGTGGACAGCATCAACCTGCCCAGCTTGGTACGTCCCTTTGCCAACATCGAGGTGAACAACACGCAGATGCCTGTTGATGTGATGGCGGCCATTGACCAAATCCCGGAAGCGAGGACGGTCGTTTACAACCAGATGATTTTCATTCCTAACCAAAAAAGGGAGCTTGCGCTGTTGGAAAAGAAGAAAAACCGCCACGCAAGTATTCCCAATCCGGGCAACCAAATGGCCGTGGAGGACATCAAGCAGGTACAGGAAGTCATGGCCAGGGAGGGAAAGCAACTAGTCTATACGCACTACAACCTGGTGGTGTGCTGCGACAGTGATGCCGACCTGCAAAAGCCCACCAATCATCTGGAAAACACGTTCGGACGTATGGGCGTCCATATCTCCAAGAGGGCTTACAACCAACTGGAACTGTTCGTCAATTCGTTTCCGGGAAACTGTTACGGCATGAGTGCGGAGTATGACCGCTTCCTGACGCTGGGCGATGCCGCCGCCTGTCTGATGTACAAGGAAAAAATACAGCACAGCGAGGACACGCCGCTGAAGATTTACTATACGGACAGGCAGGGCGTGCCGGTGGCCATTGACATTACGGGAAAAGAAGGGAAACACAAACTGACGGACAACTCCAACTTTTTCTGCCTGGGGCCTTCGGGAAGCGGCAAATCGTTCCACATGAACAGCGTGGTACGCCAACTACACGAACACGGAACGGATGTGGTGATAGTGGATACAGGTAATTCCTACGAGGGATTGTGCGAATATTTGGGTGGGAAGTATATCAGCTACACCGAGGAAAAGCCCATTACGATGAACCCTTTCAATATCACGAAGGCGGAACTGAACATCGAAAAGATAGACTTCCTGAAGAACCTGATTCTGCTGATATGGAAAGGTTCGGATAGTAAAATTTCGGAACTGGAGTTCCGTATCATCGAGCAGATTGTGACAGACTACTACGATGCCTACTTCCACGGTTTCAAGGGCTATGACCCGTTGCAGCGTGAGACCCTGCGCAAGACACTAACCGCCGCCGAAAAGCGCAAGGGTACGTGGAGTGTGGAGGAAATGGCGACACTCGGTAAGAAGATTGATGCGAAAATCAAGTTGCTGGAGGAACGGCGAAAAGCTTTGGCGGTGGCTTCGCTGTCGTTCAATACCTTCTATGAATACTCTTGTGAACGGTTGGAGCTTATCTGCCTAGAGAACAACATCACGGAAATCGACTACGACAAATACGCATACATGATTCAGCCTTTCTACAAAGGCGGCAACTATGACAAGATTCTCAACGAGAATGTGGATACCACGCTGTTCTCAGAGACCTTTATCGTCTTTGAAGTGGATGCAATCAAGGAAAATAAGAAACTTTTTCCTATTGTCACGCTTATCATCATGGACGTGTTCTTGCAGAAAATGCGTCTGAAAAAGAAGCGAAAAGTCCTGGTAATAGAGGAAGCATGGAAGGCAATCGCCTCGCCACTCATGGCCGAGTACATCAAGTTTATGTACAAGACGGCAAGAAAGTTTTGGGCAAGTGTCGGCGTGGTGACACAGGAGATACAGGACATCATCGGCAGCGAAATCGTAAAAGAGGCCATTATCAACAACTCCGATGTGGTGATGCTTCTTGACCAAAGCAAGTTCAAGGAACGCTTCGACAACATCAAGGCTATTCTCGGACTGACGGAAACGGACTGCAAGAAAATCTTTACCATTAACCGACTGGAGAACAAGGAAGGACGCAGTTTCTTCCGGGAAGTATTCATCAGGCGTGGTACGACCAGCGAAGTCTATGGCGTGGAGGAACCGAGGGAATGCTACATGACTTACACCACCGAACGGGCGGAAAAAGAAGCGTTGAAACTCTACAAGGCAGAACTGAAATGCAGCCATCAAGAAGCTACGGAAGCCTATTGCCGAGACTGGAAACGGTCGGGTATTGAAAAATCGCTGCCTTTTGCACAAATGGTAAATAAGGCAGGCAAAGTATTGAACCTGAAAGAAAAACAATTCTAAAATCATATTATCATGCAAGAAGAAAAATTTATCAGCGAGTTTTGGAAATCCAACGAACGTAGCAATTTCTCCAAGGAAGCAACGGTACTGTTCTTCTACCTTATTTATATTTGGAAGAACGAGAACAAACCAGAAAAGTTCTATGTGCATCCGGCGAGCCTGCTTTGCAAGGTACGCGGATTTACCGTAAAAGATGTGCTGTCAGCCAGCAAGGAACTGCAAGAGCGGAACTACATCAGCTTCACGGCACCGGAAAAGGACTGGTGTTCGGGGGAATACAGCCTGTGTATGGAACGAGCAGGACAAGGGAAAGAGATAACGGCTAACGGCAAATAACCCCTTAACCACCCCCCACCTCGCCATGTATAGAATCCTATTGCTTCTGACCTTAGCCTGCACCTTTGTCTTTCCAACAAGGGCGCAGTACGTGCGTGTAAACTACGACAAGAAAACGGTGGCCGCCATGGTCGCCGCCTATGGGACGGAAACGGTGGCTGAAGCCTACTACAATGAGCAGGTGAAAGCCATACTGGAACGGTACAATGCCGCCGAAATCGCCGCCGCCGGAATTTTTACGTCCAAATTCCTCGACCGCAAAGGATTGACGGAACTGGGAATCTGGAGCAACCAGACGGAGAACCAATACTACCGAAGGATTTACCACCTGGTGAGTGCCAAAATCATGCCAAAGATATGGACGGTGACCGGGATGATGCTCCGATCGCCCCAGACTGCCCTGTATTGGGGAAGCTACCTGATGAAAATCTGCACGGAAGTGAAAACGCTCTGTATGCAGTTTGAGTCGGTAGTGACCAATGGCAGCCTGTCGTTCAACGACATCGCTTTCCTGCAACTGAATCCGCAGGTGGCCTCGCTGTTCACCCTGTCGGAGAACGGTGGCATTAATTGGAAAACCTTTCTTGACGACTTGGGCGACATTCCACATAACTTCACCAAAGAGAACCTGAAGGCAGACCTTGACAACCTCTATAACATGGGGGTCAATATCGCCACCGCCGGAACGGAGAACCTGAGCGAACACATCTTGGGAGAGAGCAACTTCCACGACCTGTTGCAAGGAAACGTGACTGCCATTGCCCACGCCGTGGAAAACAGCTACGACCTGTACCAAAGCCTTGACAATTCGGTAGGTAGCACGTTGCTCTCCTTAGTTGGAGAACCGGAGAACGTAGCCGGGCTGTTCCAACTCGACAATTACAATCTGACGGCGTGGATGACCGATTACCTGCGTGAGACGATGGGGCAATACTATACCCAACGGTGGTACATTTACCGCAGGGATGCCGGCCAGGAGGTGCTTTGCGACTACTCCCCTGCCACAGACGACAACAGCGTAATCAATGGTGGGGAATGGACACGCTTCAATACTTCCGATGCCAACTTTTACCCGAATACCACCCAGACCGAACAGGTGCTTAGCAATTCGGAACGATATGCCGGATGGTCGAGGGCGCAGGTGGAACAACTGAACCGCCGAAACGACGGAAACACTTACAGTATCAGCTATTACCGTTCCAGTTATATCATATCCAAAGGAGGCAAGCAGACCAAGAAAGCCTATGCATACAGCATCAAGGTGACGAAAAGCTGGAACCATACAGAAGAAGTGTATGAGGACGTGTTCGATTCATATACCATGGACTTGAACACTTTCAAGGGGCAGCTTCAAGCCCGGCTGTCAGAATACAACGAGAACGAGGAAGGCACCGTGTATTACATCGGCTCCGATGCGAAAAACTACTACCAGGCTACGGATGAAGCGAAACTGAAAGGCAGCGAGAGCGTAATGATAAGCGTGACCTGCCATGAGGGGGTGAGCCTGATTTCAGGCACCACCCAATACAAATGCCGCAGTTGCGGAAGCAGCCTGAACGCACACTCCAAGGAGTGCGTGATGCGGACAACCGTATCGGAAGATGATGAATTGGACTTGTCCGGCTTGGACGAACTGGAACAGGAATACAACGGGGAAGCCGCCGTGCTGCAAGCCCGGATAGACGGGCTGGAGGCGGAAAATGCGGAACTTATCAGGCAGATAGCTTCCGCCACCGTGGAGGAAGCCGCCGTGCTCCGGCAAACCTATAACAACAATAAGAACGAAATCAGCCGGATAGAAACGGAACTCTCCGCCGTGCGCCGGAAGCAGGCGGAACTGGCACAGGCCAAAGAAGAAGCCGCCGCCGACAACGACGTGCCTACCGATGATTACTACCGTATTCCGGCTATCATGCAGGACTGCAAGGCCGCCTACGACCTGACATGGAAAGGCGAAGGTTGGTGGTCGGGCTATACCTACCTGCGTGAAGCTGTCGCTCCGAACATCAACGGGGTGATTACATTCCGTGCCTCCCTGCAGATTGCCCGGAAGCCGAAATACTTCCTCGGCATCAAGATACACCGTGCCATTATGGAAATCAGTTGGGAGCTGACCGCCGAATACAGCGATACGGAGGTGGTGGATATTATCCAGTTTGATCCAGAGAAAAGCGAGACTGAGAAAAAGGACGAAGTGAACAGCCGCCTGTCGGAAATCGCCCGTGAATACCCCTCCTGCAAGATAAGCACGGAATACTTTCGAAGCGAACCGCCGGAAACGGACAATACTGGCGATACCTATCACCTGCTATGGTCGTCAGACCGGCTGGAAATCGCCCGCCAGGTACATACAAGGCTGAGCCATATCTATGCCGACCTGGTATCGCTGGAGAAAATGATGCACTACAAGCTCTCCATTGTGGACGTGCTGCGTGATGCGGCTCCCTATATCAATGACGAACGGGGCAGGCGGCTGACTTTAGTGGAACAATGCCGGAAACGGTGGTTGCACGGGGCGGCTGAAAACCTGCACTCCGTGGACTACAACGGCAAATACGAAGATGAAGAAAGGGGGAACGGAAATGAATGACCGGACACGATACCTACTCCTGTTGCTGTTGGCGGTGCTGCCCACCGTAGTGAAGGCGCAATGGAACTTCGACATTCCTGTGGTGGAAGCCTATATCAACGACCACAAGCAGCAACGGAGCCTGTTGCTGGCACGCTCCACACTGGAGCTGAGCAACCAACTGTTGCATGAATACAGCAGCGATGCCGCCGTGGAATACAAGGAACTGAACATCGACCTTGACAAATACACGAGGGCGTTCGATGTGATTGACGTGCTGTACCAGTCGCTCCGTACCTCGCTGAATGTCTATTCTACTTATGACACAGTGAGTGACCGTATCAGGGATTACAAGGATCTGTTGGACGATTATCGGGAAAAGGTATTGGAACGGGGGAAAATCTCTCCGGCCGACACCTTGCTTATCAGCGTGAACCTGCGCTGCATACGGAAGATTACCGATGAAGGGGAATCGCTGTACCGTTCGGTGGCTGACCTTGTGCTGTACGCCACTGGTGCCGCCTGCTCGACCTCAGACCTGCTGTTGATACTGGAGGGTATCAATATCGGACTGGATAACATCGAAGCGCATCTGAACCGGGCATACTTTGAGACTTGGCGGTATATCCAACTGCGGATTGGCTACTGGAAAGAGAGCATTTATCGGAGGCAAAGCAAGCTGGAAATCATAGAGGGGGCGTTTGGACGGTGGAGGGAAGCCGGTCTGAATCCGGGAACGAAATGAAAAATTAAGAATAAAGAATGAGGAATCGGACATGAAGAATCGGAAGATGGGGAAAGGAATTTTAGTAGTGGGGCTTGTGCTCTATGGGGCGATGGATGTGGTGGCGCAAAGCGTGACCTATAGCCACGATGCTGCCAAGATGAACCAGATAACGGTGGGTGAAATCGGCTCCGGGTCGCTTACGCCCGGACTCTATTACCAAGCGTTGCACAAGTCGTACAGCAAGAGTGCGGCGAGCAAGAACAAACTGTCGTACCGTACCCTTGCCGGGGTGAACCTGTATAACCAGGTGGATGAAGCGGAAGCGTTGGACTCGGCAATGGTGGCACGGGCGAAAATTGAAGCCCTGAACGTGGCTGACCGTAGCGGCGGTGCGCTCGATGTGGCTTGGGCAGCGGAGGGAGGAAAGATAACCGACAAGATGGGTGACTTTGGGCGGAACATCAACCGCATCCTGCAAACAGGCGGCAACGGTGATGACCAAAGCTATTGGAAGGAGCATTACCAGATGTTCCAATGCGCCATAAGAGCCACGCAGGACGCTTATATGCCCAATGCCCAGCGCAAGAAACAATACCTGCGCATCTATACGGATGTGGCAAGGAAGAACGAAGAACTTATCCGCTACCTCGTCCGGCTATCCAACGCACGCAAGACCTCGGAACTGCTTGCTGCCACCAATCAAATAGAAAACCGGAAGGCGCAAGTGGTGGCTGCCGCCATGGGGCGGTGGCGTTCTGCCGGGTGGACTACCGTAGGTGGCAGGAAATGAAAAAGGAAAGGGAAAAAGAATTTATTAACTCTATAAATAATGACAAACATGAATCATCAAAACCAAGTGTTCAATCATCCGCAATTCGGGGAGATTTGTACCGTTCAACAGGAAGAAGGGAAAGTGTTGTTCAAGGCTAACGATGTGGCCCGTTCTTTAGGGTATGCAGAAGCTGCAAAGGCCGTCCGTACCCACTGTAAGGGGGTGTCCGTTTTAGACACTCCCATTGAGAATCAATACGGTACGGTTGTAATGCAACCTACCAAGTTTATCAGCGAATCCGATGTATATAGATTGGTGATGCGCTCCAAACTTCCGGAAGCTGAAAAGTTTCAGGACTGGGTCTGTGAGGAAGTGCTACCTGCCATTCGGAAGGACGGGGCTTACCTGAGCGAGAAAGCCCTGCAACGCGCGGTGACAGACCCGGAGTTCTTTATCGGACTTGCCAATGCCATTCGGAAGGAGAAAGAGCAACGGCTGGAGATAGAGAGCTGTTGCACGGAACAACAGCTTTTGATTGACCGCCAAAAGGAAACAATCGAGGAGCTTGGCAAGCGTTCCGCTTACGCAGAGACCGTATTGCAGAACAAGGACTTGGTGGATATTACACAGATTGCGCAAGACTACGGTCTTTCAGGACGCCGTCTGAACGCTATTCTCCATGAAAAAAGGGTGCAATACAAGAGCGGCAAGCAATGGATTCTCTACGCTCCCTACAAGGGGAACGGGTATGTGGGTAGCGAAACCTCCCAGTTGGAGAACGGTAAGACCGTGATGCGTACCCGGTGGACACAAAAAGGCAGGCTATTTATCCATGACTTGCTGAAAGCGGACGGCATATTGCCGGTACATGAGATTGAAACGGAACAAACGGAAACATCCTCTAATATCCAGTAATGTATGGCAGACAATATCTTATCGGATTTCGGCATTGACATTCTCGAAGAAGAAATAGATGATGTGATATTCCAGACCAATGAGTTCCTGTGCGATGCGACTTTCACCGGCTCACAAGGGCCGTTTTGGTGGATCCTCCAAATGTGCATGGCGTTGGCAGCACTCTTTTCCATTATTGTGGCGGCGAACATGGCTTATAAAATGATGGTGAAACATGAGCCGCTGGACGTGATGAAACTATTCAAGCCACTGGCAATCGCTATCATCCTGTCGTGGTGGTATCCTCCTGCAGATACCGGCATGAACCGGAGCGGAAGCAGTTGGTGCGTGCTGGACTTCTTGTCGTACATTCCGAATGCCATTGGCTCGTACACGCATGACCTGTACCAGGCGGAAGCCACACAGATAAGCGACAAATTCCAAGAGGTGCAGGAATTGATTTATGTACGGGACACGATGTACACGAGTTTACAGGCACAGGCGGATGTCGCCCATTCGGGGGTGAGTGACCCCAATCTGATAGAATCTACCATGGAGCAGACCGGAGTGGATGAGGTGACGAATATGGAGGTGGATGCAAGCCGACTCTGGTTTACCTCGCTGGTAAGCGGTGCAACTGTGTGCATTGATAAAATCGTGATGTGTATTGCGCTGATTGTCTTTCGGATAGGCTGGTGGGCCACCATATACTGCCAGCAAATCCTGCTCGGTATGCTGACGATTTTCGGACCGATACAATGGGCATTCTCGTTATTGCCGAAATGGGAAGGTGCATGGGCAAAGTGGATGACACGTTATTTGACGGTGCATTTTTACGGAGCCATGCTCTACTTCGTTGGTTTTTACGTGCTGCTACTGTTCGACATCGTGCTGTGCATACAGGTGGAGAACCTGACGGCGATAACGGCGAGCGAGCAGACGATGGCCGCCTACCTGCAGAACTCCTTCTTCTCGGCAGGCTATCTGATGGCGGCAAGCATTGTAGCCCTGAAATGCCTGAACCTTGTGCCGGACCTGGCGGCATGGATGATACCGGAAGGCGATACGGCATTTAGCACCCGAAACTTTGGCGAGGGTGTGGCTTCACAGGCTAAAATGTCCACCACGGGGGCGATAGCGCACATGATGAGATAAGGGACAATGAAGAATTGAAAATGATGAATGAAGAATTTCTGAAGATAGGGAGTGAATTGAATAAAATAGAAAAAGCTGTATGGTAATCAAAAACTTAGAAAACAAAATCAAGCTGGTGACGATATTCTGCGGATTTTTTCTTGCCGGATGCGTCCTTATCAGCCTGTCAAGTATCTGGACGGCAAGGATGATGGTGACGGATGCCCAACAGAAGGTGTATGTGCTGGACGGCAATGTACCCATTTTGGTACAACGGACTACGATGGAAGAAACGCTCGACGTGGAAGCGAGAAGCCATGTGGAAATGTTCCACCATTTCTTTTTCACGTTGGCACCGGATGACAAATATATCCGCTACACCATGGATAAGGCGATGTACTTGGTGGACGAGACCGGGCTGGCACAGTACAATACACTGAAAGAAAAGGGATTTTACAACAATATCATGGGAACGAGTGCGGTATTCTCGATATTCTGTGACAGTATCGACTTCAACGAGGAGAAAATGGAGTTTACCTACTATGGCCGCCAACGCATCGAGCGGAGGACTTCCATTCTCACCCGTGAACTGGTGACCGCCGGCAAACTGAAACGGGTACCCCGGACGGACAACAACCCGCACGGGCTGCTGATAGTGGACTGGCGCACCCTGCTGAACAAAGACATCGAACAAAAGAATAAAAACAATTTCTGATATGAGCTGGAAAAAAATGATTTTCGGCGAGAAGATGCCGGACAAGGACGATCCGAAGTATAAGGAACGGTATGAAAGAGAGGTGGCGGCAGGTCGTAAGGCTGCCCGGCTGCTGAGACTCGACAAGGCGGCAGGGGGCGTGCAACGCTTCGCCTGCAAGCACCCCAGGTGGTTTCTCGCCATTGTGTTCGGCATTGTGCTGACCTGTCTGGGACATAACATCTACCGTATGGTAGCAGTGTATCAAATCCACCGGACGGAAGAACGCATGACTGCCACGGAACATCAGGAACAATTATTGAAACAAAGACATAAGACGCATGATGATAACAGACAAGATTAATTTCAAACAGCCGAAGTACGTGCTGCCTGCCATACTCTACCCGTTGCTGCTGATTAGCGGTTATCTGATATTCGACATTTTCGACACGGAACCGGCAGAAACGGGAAATACGCTGCAAACCACGGAGTTCCTGAACCCGGAACTGCCCCAGGCACGTGTGGATAACAACGGAGGCATCGACGGCAAATATGAGAGCATGGTGAAATCATACGGCAGAATACAGGACTTTTCCGCCGTGGAGAACATAGAACGCAACAACAATAAAGATGACAAAGAAGCATACGAATCCAAATATACGGAAGACGACCTCGCCCTGCTCGACACGGAAGCAGACAGGCGGATGGAAGAACTGGAGCGGCTGCGTGAGATGCAGGAACGCTTGCGAAAAAGTGCCGAGAAAGGCGAAGCAATGAACCATGACACCGTTTCCCTACCATCGCTTGATGAGCATGAACGCATCGCCCGAAGCGAGCAACGGCGCAAGGAAGCATTGGCGGAACTGGACAAGGCTCTTGCCGAAGCGAGGTCGCAGGGCCGAAAAGGATTGGAACCTACACCGGATAATACTGACACATCCGTTTACAGACCGGTGACGACAGGAACGGTGACGGACAGAAATGTAGAAGTGAACGGAAACGCCGTGCATGAGCTTGGCGATGACGCGGAGACCGGACAGGTGGTGAAAAAAATCAAGACTTCCTCCGACTACTTCCACACCCTTGCGGAGAACGAGCCGGAACCCAAGCTGATAAAGGCTATCATTGATGAAAACATCAAAGCAGTGGACGGCTCACGGGTACGGCTCCGCCTGCTCGATGATGTGGAAATCAACGAGACAGTAGTGCCCAAAGGCTCGTACCTCTATGCCACGATGAGCGGCTTCGGCAACCAGCGTGTGAAAGGCAGTGTGAAAAGCATACTGGTGGACGATGAACTGGTGAAGGTAAGCCTGTCGCTCTATGATACGGACGGGCTGGAAGGGCTGTACGTGCCGGGCAGCACTTTCCGGGAAACGGCGCAGGACGTGGCTTCCAACGCCATGAACAACACAATGAGCATCAACAACGGCACTTCGGGCAACACTTTCTCCCAATGGGGTATGCAGGCTATACAGAACGCCTACCAACGGACAAGCAACGCTCTATCGAAAGCGGTGAAAAAGAACAAGGCCAAACTGAAGTACGGCACATTCGTGTATCTGGTTAATGGCAGGGAGAAAAGGAAATAAGGTCTTAAACGAGTATAGCATATGATAGAATTACATCGGCTTTGAGAAAGAGAAGGTTTATTATGACATCGCCAACAGGCGCATAATGGAAGCATATACAATAACTAATAATGTAATAAATAGAAAATAAAATGAATGTACGAATTAAAATCTTGAATCTGGTGGCCGGGGTGCTGGCGGTTTGTCCGCTGGCGGCACAGACCACGTATGAGGAAATGGAACAACTGACAGTGAATGAACAGGTGACAACGGTGATAACGGCTACCGAGCCGGTTCGCTTCGTGGATATTTCTACGGATAAGGTTGCCGGAGACCAACCTATCAACAATACAATCCGGCTGAAACCCAAAGAGGCAGGGTACGAGGACGGCGAAGTGCTTGCCATAGTGACCATCGTGACGGAACGCTACCGCACACAGTACGCACTGGTTTATACTACCCGACTAACGGAAGCGGTAACGGACAAAGAGATACACGCGGCAGAGACCACGGCTTACCATAACCCGGCAGTGTCGCTCTCCACGGAGGATATGTACCGGTTTGCCCGTAGGATATGGACTTCCCCAGCGAGATACCGGAACGTAAGCTGCAAGCAACACCGTATGAACATGCGCCTGAACAATATTTATACCGTAGGCGATTACTTCTTCCTTGACTTCTCGATAGAGAACCGTACACGCATCCGTTTCGATATAGACGAGATACGAGTGAAACTCGCTGACAAAAAGATGTCGAAAGCCAGCAATGCGCAAATGATAGAACTGCAACCGGAAATGATACTGGAACAGGGTAAATCGTTCCTGCACGGCTACCGTAACATCGTGGTGATACGGAAAATGACCTTCCCCAATGACAAGGTGCTGACCATTGAACTAAGCGAAAAGCAGATTTCGGGGCGCAATATCTCGCTGAACATCGACTATGAGGATGTGCTGAGTGCGGACAGTTTTAATGAAGTCTTACTTAATGAAGAATGA